CAAATACGCATACTTTAATGTACGAGCATAATCCTCATAAGAATCGTGATTATTTGGAAATGTCTCTACTAAACAACATAACTCATATGATTCAAGTGATTGTTCAAGACAAGGATTACCACCAGCCACTCTATGGTCTTTATCATCTTTACCATTTTTTAATCTACTATAACCTCTCATATTTTCCAACCAAGCAAATCCAGGTTCTCCATTGTCTGTAATTCTTTTACATACTTCAGTATAATCCATACCAAGTTCTGCAAAAATACTATTGTTTGAAGTCCAACCATAAGTTTCTCTATGTGGATTTACTTTATAATTTTTTAAATCTAAATATTCATCATCATATGGATCACCAAAAACTATTTCAGCAGTTCTACGAACATTACCAGCCACTACACACTTCCCTATAAGATTCATAATATCAACGATTGTGGTTACTGTTATTGGTTCTCCACTATTATTGTCTAATACTTCTCTGATAGCTTCGTGTATTTCTTTTAATGGTTCGTGTCCACTTGAAACACCACCAAAACCTTTTATTGGTTCACCTTCATCTCTAATTTGATTATAATCAAATACAATTAATGGAAGTCCGTGAAAATAACTTTCTAATAATAATCTAACTGATTCTACCCAACCTTCACGAGTATCAGGTATCATATAAATTTCTTCGTTTCTATCACGGTTTACACCCTTAACAACTATTTCACCCGCACCTTTTGTATCAAATCCTACACCGACACCTAACATACTTGCATCCATGAGGAAACAGAATGGTTTTGAGTAATCTTCTTTAAGTGTGGAAGTAGATACGAATGCACAGTTATTTAGTGCTGCATATAGATTCTTTTCTTCGGTGATTGGTGTTCCCATTGCCCATAAACCACGACCAGGTGGTAGAAATTTCATATTGAAAATTCTGTCATACATTTCCTGTGCTGATTTCTGAGCTTGCCATGCGTTCCAACCTAATTGATAAGATTCAATATGATTTTTTTGCATAGAATAAGTACCCTCTACAACCCTTTGAACCGTTTCCCACCAGCGTTCATTTTTTCCATCTGGTTTAATACGTGAATATGTTCTCATATAAACTAATTCACCTAAACCGTTAAAACCAAAAGGCGGTCTTTTTCTCTTATATTTATCTATAAACTTTTCTGATAACTTAAATTTTTCCATTCACTAAACTCCTATGTAATCTATCTTCTCATAACACTCATAAATATAATATATATTAAAGTTAATTTAAACTTTATTCAAATCCTTCAACTTTTTTTTCCATATCTTTATATTTGTTCGCTAATTCTTTTCTTAAAAATTCTTCTTTATTATCCATTTTACTTTGTGCTTCTTTTCCAAACTGACTACTACCTTCATATATTAAAACCTGACCAATATTAGTATTTATTTTAGATGGATAAGTTATACCATCAACCCCAAACCTATTTTTTATAATATGAAATCTACCAGTATTAGCTATTTTATCTTCTACTTTTCTACTCATACTCATAACAAAATCCGCTGTCATAACCTTAGAATAATCTTCCGCAACTTTATCAGCACCAATAATTTCTTCTTCTAATGCTGACCGATTTGCTTGTGAAGCTGTCCATATTGGAACTTCTATTTCACCTGCTAATCCTCTCAAATCTTCGTATATATTACCAATCGCGTGTCGTTTTTCTCTAAAAAACCCTGTAGGCATTAAAATATCAGCATAATCTACAATAACTATATCTGGTTTAATACCGCTTAACTCAATTTGTTTTAAATGAGCAGCCAACGTTTGAACTGACGCAGATTTTGTTGGGAAATATTTTATTAATAATTTACCATTAAGAGAAGTAATCTTTTTCTGAACATCTTCTTTATAATATTTTATATTTGATGTAGTTACTCCACTAAAAATAGAATCATATCTTAAACCTACATAATTTTGGTTTAATTCTAATGTATAGTGTATAACTGTTTTACCATTTTTAATAACCTCAGAACCTAATGCTTGAAGAGTCCAAGATTTACCAATACCAGCAGGAGCTACAATCACTCCCAATTCTCCAGCACCTAAACCACCATCCATTATATCATTTATCACATCCCAAGGTGTTTTAACTGTTGCTCTAGCTGATTCCTCAAGTCTTAAATCTAATGAAGGTATATAATCATGTCCTAAATCTCTAGTTGTTCCCGCTTTCATAGCCTCGTCTATAATAGATTTTATACCATCATAATTTTTATTTTCTAATAATTCAACTGATTCTAAGATTGCACTTTTTAAAGTTTGATTCTTACAAAAATCAAGTGTTTCTGATTGTACAAATTCTAAATCAGTAGCTTCTATATTTTTCCAAACATCTCTTAATTTATCTACAACTCCTGATTTAAGTACAGCATTATCTATTTCTTCTATCTTATACTTTAAAACTTCAAGTGTAGGTTGTTTTTTATATTTTAGATAATACTCTTTAATCGTTTTAACTAACCACTTATTTGAATCAGAATCAAACATACTAGAATTTATCATATCACTAATTGTTTGAATAAATTTTATATCCGACATTAAAGATGCTATAATTTTTGATTGAAATGATATTCCAAATTGTGTTAATGTTTCACTCATCTTTTAATCTTTTAATTTGCTTTTGTATTTTTTTATTGAAATAGTACACATAAATATGTTTGAATTTTGTGTTCTTCCAAAATATATTTTCATCCCCCGCATCATATCTTCTTTTTAACTCTCTCCCATATGGTCTATCTGATTGATTCAACGATCTACTATGATATTCTTTACCATCAACTATTAATTTTTTACTGGGAGAGGTAGTACCACAATATTCAAAATTAGTAGCCTTATAAATTATACCACTATGTCCATATTCTTCATCAGCAAATGATACTATAACTTCTATATCGGTATTCTGTTTCAACCATTTGAAAGTTTGTCCTATAAAATAACTTTCTGTATTCTTAGGTGTATCGTCAATACAAACTAATCTTCTTAATTCAAAACATTTCGTAGGATTAATTGGATTATATTTTTTAGCAGTTGATGGCATTGATGGCATAGCATATAACATAGCACCTATCATCTCTGGTAAACCAAACTTACCTTCTCTATATAAACCAAAATGATAATAGGATTGAACACCATTTATATTGTGTGAATAATGGTGTTTTTCTATAAAACCAACCACTGCATTTCTCTGTACAAGTTCTACTGTAAAATCAGTTACTTTCATGAGATTTCTCTGCATAATGATTTAACTGATTAAAATTAGTTGCTAACCAACTTGTAACATTTGGTAACGCTGTAAATAATTTATCTTCTAAAAACATTTTTTCAAATTTAAACTTAATTAATCTATTAATTGGTTCTCTAATTTTTTCTATTATTTTTGTTTTTGTAGAACCAGAAATATCTACATCTGATAATTGCATTAATTTGTAATTTAATTCTATAACATCTTTTGATTCTGGTAATTCTGTAATAACTTCATCCATCTCAACTATACGATTTTCACTCAAAAACGGTAATTTCTTTTGTATAGTTTTCAATCCTAATCCTTTTACACCAGGAATGTTATCTGACTTATCTCCATCTAATACTCTATACCAAATAAGGTTATGAGATGAAATACCATACTCATTTAACACAGCATCATCATCATACATCTTCTTCTTAGTTGGACTCCATACCTTTATTCTACTGTTTGCCAATTGTAAAAAATCTTTATCAGTAGACATAACAGTAATTTGAGAATCAGTAAGAACTTGTCTACAAATATAACCAATCGTATCATCTGCCTCGATGTTATCATAAGATAAAACAGTTACAGGAAGGGCTTCTAAATATTCAACCACTCTCTGTAACTGCATTATCATATTTTGTTTCTCATCTTCTTGAGATGCGAAATCATATGCTCGATTTACTCTATATTTTGTTTTTCTTTTCTGTTTATATTCAGGATATATTTTGCGACGGCGAGTAGACCCACCTTTACCATCAAATACTATGATGGTGCGAGTAGGTCTAATCATATTTATG